TTGTTAAGAATATTAACATCGGTTTCAAGACGCTTCTCCTGTCGTGTCTCATAATAGAGGTGTGAATCCTGCGTGTTTATAATAAACCATGCAGTATTTGAACCACCATTTGTTGAGTCTAGGAATTTTGAGGTAGCAAGGTCAACACTTCCACGAAATACGTTTATAGCGTTATTCGCATTTTCTGGCGTAAGCTCAGAATTGAGTGTCTCCATTGCCGTCTTCTCAAGAGTGATAGGTGTAACTAGAGTATGCTTACCAGTAAAGGCAAGTGCTAGTCCATTATCTTCTTGTTGGAGGTCAAGTGCCAATCGTCCAGTTTCATAATTGTCGTGAGACAATACGATACCAGTTGAAGAAGCATTTGATTGAGTGCTGCCGCCTACAGTAGTTGTAGGATGAACGGTAGAGAACTGCGGAACCGCATCTCCATACCATGTCATATCCCAGCCATTAACCGTTACAGTTGTAGCAAATCCACCGTTTAGAATCTGCATAGCAGATTGGTCAACAGAATAGTTTGCAACTCGTGACATGTCTTTCATCTCATCGAGTTCTGCACCAAAGTCTCGGTCTTCAATTTGTAGCTTGGTAACTTCTACTGCACCACCATAGCTGTTGTAAACAACTTTAGTTGTGTAGCTTTTGTCTCGAACGATTGTTGGGACATTGTCACCATCACCGAATTTTTGAAGTTTACCGAAACCTGTTTTAGCTGTGTAATTCTTTTGAGCACCATCTCCACTTGTGACCTTCATCAAGTTTGAAATACCTGGTGTATATAGGGAATCTCCCTGATCGAATACATCAGCAATTTTCAATCCCGTGTCAGGAATCAAGTCTGTCCATTTAGAACGTAATTCTGGGTTCATATTTTACTAGACAGTGTTAAAGACTGTTGACTCAAAGATATTTACGACAATCCTGTTTTCTCCAGTTACCTTTCCGAAGCTATGATATTGAGCTGCGGTATCTGCTACAGACGTTTCATCAATACTTTCCTCATCTGAAAGATCGAAGTAAGTATCAAGTTGGTCTGAACCAGCTGTGGTTGTACCGAAAGTACCAGTTGCAGGGTCAGCCTTATACAATGTCATCTGTGAGATATCAATCTCTGCACGAACCATAGCTACGGTTTCGTTATCAGATGCGGTTGCAAAGGTTCCTACATAACTTCCCATCTCTGCTCCAGTAGCACCTGTGGTATTAAGACCAACACCTTTGTTGGTAGCAATACTCATTACATGTCCGAAGACACCAGCTGCTGCTGTTGCGGGGATTACAAAGCCATCTGTGTCAATCTTTGTACAATCACCTGCGGTTACTGTTTGTGAGTTAGCGATTATTTCACGCCTCAAAACAGGCCCTCCATAAGGTACAAGGCTTCCTTCTTTATAAAAGCTCATGTATTTTCCTTAAGTTTAGGTTATTAATAATTTGTTGCGTGCCTAAGAAGATTTTCAACAAAATCTGGCCGTTTGGCTTTTTGTTCAAGATATTTACCTTTATCGCCACCGAATGAACGCTCTATGAGTTTCAATTCTACTGGTGTAAGATTTTTATCTTTATCTTCTACTGGTACGCTATGTCCTTCTTCCGAAGGAGTATTCGCATAAGGATTAGCTTGCTCATCATTCTTTTTAATACCACCACCCATAAGAGTTTTAGCACTATTAAGAATTGTAAGAAATTCTTCAGTTGAACGAACATTATCAGTATTAAACATAGAAAGTTTCTTTTCAAGTGCCGAGAATTTTAATCCTCCCTCATCATTATCTTCATGGAATTCCTTATTGGATTCTTTGAATTTTCTGATTGCTTCTTGTTTAGAAACCGCCCTATCTTCAACTTCCTTTTTAGAAAGTCTATCTTGGAGACGTTGCTCTATGAGTTCATCAATTTTAGTTGAATCGATTACTGGTTTCTCAGCATTCTCTCCCTCTTTATCGATATTTGAAAGTTCTTCAACTTTTTTCCTAAGCTCTTCTGCCTCAGATTCACTTAGTTGCTTTTTTTCTCTCAAATCTTTGATTTCAGAGACAAGATTTTCTTTAGCTTCGCTATCTTTTACGAATTTATCGTAATCCTCTCGTTTAAGAGTAACTACTTCACCTTCTTCGGGGTTACCTTCTGGTGCTTTATTTTCTTCTGACATATCTTATTATTAACTTCCCTTTTTAAATAATCCCTTTTTTACTTGGTTGAGGCCAAGAGTGGTTGAGTCCACTAAAGTTTTGACCGAGATATCGTCACGGCTAACTTGGTTAAGTAGCCTATTGGGGGAAAAGCATCGACCTTCTTCACCCCCAATATACTACTCAACCTACTATATTATAACACAGAATTAAAAATATTGCAACTTATTCATATCTAATTCCTTTTATTTTTGTATCTTTGTTCTTTCCAGCATTTATGATACGACCTTTAATATAATTTGTTCTTGCAAAAGAACCCCTTATAACTAATTGTTCTTGTGGTGTACTTGCTCCAAAATATCGATTCTTATCATTAATTGCAGTTGTCTTTAGATATTCAATAAGTCCATCTACTTTTTTAGCTTCGCTAAACATTCTTTCTTCCTCTGCTTCATTAAATTCCCATGGGTCATTTCCCAAGATTTCTGCAAGCATAAAAGATAATTCCTGCTCAGTGAATGGCTCTTTTTCTAAATCTCTATATTTACCAATAATAGATTTTCTAACAAGGCCGATTTTATTAAGAATTTTATCTAACATTATCCCTGAAGGTTATTTGATAAAGATGCCATTTCTGCGGCTCCTGGTTGCCCACCACGGCCTGATTGTACTTGATTTTGTACATTATTACCTGGAGTACCTTGTGTAGCTTCTTGAACTGGTGCTGTTTTAAATACATCATCTGTCAAGATTTTGGTTGGGTCATCTCCAAGTTTTTCAGCAGTCTCAGCTGCTAATTCTTGTACATTGACAACTTGTGGGAAGTATGTCATATACACTTGAACCTTTTCCAATTGTATAGCTCTTTCCAAATCTTTAGATTTTTCTGATTTAGGATTAGAAACAAGTTCTACGTCAAATAGGAAATTGCGGATATATTCTCCTGGGAGTGAATCTACCTCTGTTTCAACATCACTTTGTATTTTTTGTACAACAGCTCTGGCTTCATTTTCCTTTCTTGTTGGGATATCTTCTTTATCTTTATATAATTCAATAATTTTAGTACCCCTCTTGCCAGTTGATAATACAGCATTATTAAGTTTAAATGTATTAAATGCTTTATTAAATTCCTCATTTCCATCATCTCCACCGATTCTTTCTATCATTGGTGATTTAGGGTCTGCCCAAAACTGAAGAATATTAGCTCCCTTAAGCATAGCCTTTCGTTTGATACCATAATTTACCATTCTAGCAAATATACCCAATATTGCAGATACCCCTTCAGCAGCTACACTGATTTCTTTAGCAGTTGTTCTTTCACCAACTCCTGCAACACCTTGAGTAACTTGGTCAACTGAAGCCTCCTCCATAATACTTTTTGTATATTCGAGTATATATTGATGCCAACCAGATGGAGTTCCGAGGTCAAGTTTCATAAAGGCCTGATTAATAGGTAGTCCTTGAGTATCTATTGGAGTTCGTCTTCCAGGTCTTAGATAATCATCTTCAATTGAATCATAACCATTTGTAAGTAGTGGTGGGAATATAGTCAAGAATGATTGGTCAAGAAGCATATTTGTTAGAACATTAAGAGTATCTTGCATTGTCTTAAGTCTATCTGGAAGAGATTTACCATAAAAGAAATCTCCAAAGAAATCAAATTTAATATCCCAGAATGGGAGTTCTTTGTGTTTAAATGGTAGAGGACTTATTTCTTCGTTACCATCTTTATCAGATATTGGATTCAACCATATACCATTTGCAAGAAACACATACTGGTCTCTTTCTTTATCATAATATCTAATTATTTCTACATTACCATCACCAATATCATTAGTAACCATATCAGCATAGAACGGTCTTTCTTCATCTTCGTGATAAGTTCTTTTGGGTTGTACGAGAGATGCTTTTGTAAATATTCCATCCCAACTTTGTATAAATTGTGAATATGGAATTACTTTACGCCAAAAACAATATGGCATCTTTTTAATAGTTCTTATAGAAACAGATGATGGATAGAATTCTTCCAATTGAACAATAGAACCAAATAGCTTTGTGGTTGTTTCTTCAACTTCTGTTACCTTTAAATCATCGCCAGTTCCTGAAACATCACGCAACATTCTTTTCTTCTTGTCAACACCTTCATAGCCTATAGCCGTACCCTTAACAATAGCCTCGAGAAGAACATGTGTCATTAGCTCTTCATAATCATCAGCATCTTCGGCATATTCATAAAGATTAGTTAAGATATTTGATTTTCGTATATCTTCATCCCCCCTAGCATTAAATTTAGCTATTGGAAGAACAGAAACAACCTTGCCTAAAATAGCAAGGACTTTGTTCCTAGTAAATTGTGTGTTAATTCTGGATTGCCAATCTTCTATATCTTCTCGTTCATCAAGATTCGTAGTAAACCTACGCACGGAATCATTAATATAGTCTATTAGATTTAGACTATCAAAAAATTCAAAATTCCTATCTCTATCTTGTTGAGAATTAGAAAATTTTAAATACACATCTGTAACAACACTCTTTTCCTTCTCAGAAGGAGTAAAAGCCCGTTGCTCTTCGGTAATATCAAAATTAACGTATATTTCTTTTTCAGCCATTTAGATTTATATTATTATACCATAAAAACATTATAATTGCAAGTCTATTTAATGTATACTTGTTTATAGCCATCTGTGGCAGTTTTATTAAATTCTTTATCATGCTTAAGCATATAGGTTCTGGTTTTCACCCTATCAAGAGAATCCCAATATCCTTCTACATAATTTTTTATTTTTCTTGTTATTTCAGCTCTGTCTTCATATTTTTCATACATCTTCTTAGATTCAAGTCTCATATCATTTTCATATATATCATGTCCGAATTGTGGCATTTCTTTGTATATTTCATGTATATAAGCAGATTGCCAATAAATACGAAAGAACCCATATTTAATACGTTTTATTCTTATATGTGGGCTGATTTTATGACAATCCTTTAGGAATCGTCTAAACCATCTACTTCCCTCTGTTGAATAAGCGTCTCTAAACATTAATATAATTCACTTAAATTCTTAATAATTTCTGCATATTCTTTAACACACTTTACATGAAAGTCATTTGATTCACCTCTTTTCTTTGCAGATGATTCCACTTTCCCGTGTGTATATGGAAGATGTGATTCAAGAGAATCATAAACTAATCTAATTGTTTGTTCTATTATTTCTGCTTTTTGTTTCTTGTTCATGGTCGATTATATTTCTTAGTTTTAATTTATTCTTTCTTAATTCTTTATATTCTTCTTCTGAGAATTCCCCCTGAAGAGTTGCATAAATAATTACCCCCTCTCTTTCTCTTAAAAGGGCATCATTTAAAGAATTAGCATAAACAACTTTTGTAATAGTATATGGTTTCATATTAATATCCTACAACACGTCTTTTAGCCCCATAAGTAAATTCCTTTTTCTTAGGAAACTTATCGTAGGGTTTAGAACGTGTTGCTTTAAATTCTGATAATCCTAACGCAAGATATTCAAATGCAGACCTATAATGACTTGTCCAATCATGTTTGGGTTTAATTGACCTAACCTCTTTTTCCCCCTCAACTGTTACTTTAGGGTAAGATGCTTGGGTCATACACATATGAAAGTGTTCAGTTTGATTTGTTTTTCTTATATGTACTCCATCTCTTACTAATAACTTGGAAGCAGTCTTTCTTTTTTGGAATTCTTTCCATGAATCTTGGAAATTTATAACAATTCCACTTTCTTTCAATACGGATATAACTGTATCATTTGTAACCTGGTTATGGAATCTTCCTGCTGGGTCGCCAAAATGTGTTCCCCTAGCCCAATATTTATGTCTATCTATTATCTCTAACTCTTCTGCTGTGTAATCATTATATTCCGATGGTATCATTCCTGTTACAAAGGGAATAAAATAATCTATTAGTTTGCCCTTACCCCTTGAATATGTGTCTACAATTGCGATTCCTCTTTCATGGGGTTGACACCAGATGATAGCTGTGTCGTCATTTCTACCAAAATCCCAACCAACATATAGGGGTTTATTAGGGTCATATTCATAGTCTCCTAAGAATACATTGTTCTCGTTCCACTCAGGGTATACTCTACCTTCCTGAGATTTATTATATGATATATCAAGTTCTTGAGCAATAGCCTCTTCCGTGTTTCTACTTTTCTCAAACTCATACCATTCATTATCTTTTAATGGATGTTCTGACCAGTGCATTGTGTGTACATCCATTCCTGAATATCTCAGCTTAGCATAGTAATTATACCCCTTAGGTGTGGAGTTTGCTATACGACAAGCTGTAGACTGTCCTGCCCCTTCCCATGCCTCCTTAGCATAATCCCAAGTTCCTAATTCATCAAACAAAATAACCGTCTTTCTGGTTCCTCGACCAAAGTCAGGGTTCATAGTATCTCCTCCAATAAAGTTTAAATTGGCGGGATTTGTAAGTTTCATTTGATTACGGTTCTTATCCTTATTGAATCCCTTAGGTAAGAGCCACATAGGTAAAGCATCCATAGCATAATCTATCATACCAAACAAAGAGTCCTTAGACCTATTATCTACAAGGTCTTGCTTATAAGAACCCAATAGGATATTCACTCCATCCTTAAATAACCAATACCACAAAGGCACCCAAACAAAGAGAATCCAAGAAGCACCCATATCCCTAGACTTTTCAAATAACAAATCCTTTCCATTCTCAATATGGTCTATAATAGCCCTTATCGCATCTTTCTGGTAATCAAATAACAAGAATGGTAGATGATTAGGATTAGCCTGTGGTCTAGGGTCAAATGTCCAACCAAAGTTCTCTATAAAGAAAATACAGCCCTCTGCGGGGTTATCTGGTCTAGCACAAAGATTCCAAGTAATTCCCTTAGCTTCTTGCTTCCTATTACAAGCATCATTAATTTGTAGCCTTTGTAATAGTTTATCTTGATAATCAGCAGAATTCTGATAATCCTTAAATAATTGTTTCCTACGCTCAGTCTCCTGGGCCTCAGTTCTTATCATGTTTACTTTTTGCTATGAGCCTTCAATTGAGAGACACGCACCTTACAAGCCTTTAGGCTCCGATAAATTTTTGGTAGAGTACGACCACTCTCCAACTTGATTCTATAACCCCCCTTTACTTTGATACAACTCATTATTTACCCTTTTGGGCTACGGTTACTTCCCTCATTTTTAATACCATATCCAACTTGTCCTCTGCTGATAGGGCACTATCAATTTTCCCCATAAGGGCTACATGTTCTGTAGCTTGTCCCTGTATAATCTGTGCCTTATCAAAGAGAATACCAAAAGAAGTAGCTAATTGAGGTAATGAGATACTAGCTAGACCTTTCTTGGTCCTGCCTATCTCATCTAACTTCCTACTTATAAGATTAGCGGCTTTTGCCCTATTAGACTTTATGAGGTCTTCTATGGGTAAATTAGTGTCCATCTTCTCCGCTAGGGGTTTCCCTTTTACGGTAGTTATCTTCCTAGCAGATACGGCATTTTGTACCAATTCTATAGTTTCGGGCTGTACAAGGTACTTTTCTGGCTCATTAAGTATAGCCTTATATATATTATATACCGCACTCTTAACACTCTTTGGAGTGCTATACTTCTTATCAAAGCCATATTCAATACCCACCTCATATAACGGCTTAGAGGCTAACATCTTAAATAGCCCTGCTTTCTGAGAATTTGTTAAATTCATAAAATTTACTTTGCAAATTAATCTCCTATAGTATAACATATTCTGGGGGGAAAGTCAATGTATTACGTATATAAAATAGGATATTATATTTCTATAGGGGGTGGTATATATATATTCATTTCCCCCCTGTCCCCGTACCCGCCCCTGTCTTATCCTATCACAACACATAAACGCATACACGTCAATGATACCGTTTGCGTACTGCTTTATATATGTATCCTGCTTATAGTGTGGGGCTATATAGGGGCGGATCTCTTTTAGTGTAGAGATGGGGAGGAGGGTATATACCCAGTAGATACCCAGCATATACCCATCACACATATATCCTTTGTTTTGGTATATTCCTTTGTACTCTCTTATATAGTGTATAGTGTTGGCTTTGTTTATTGCGTCCGTATATTGCGGGTTGTTTGTTGCCATTATAGTGTTGTTGTATTGCGTCCCGTTGCAGTGTTTTGGATTATCCACAGTTTTTGTTTTGCGTGATGTGTTGCG